GCGCCTTCTCCAGCGTCTTCACCGCCGCTGAGTCTGGTGCCGGCAAGACCGTTCAGGTCCCCCTGATCGGTACCTCCACCGCCACCGAGTTCTCGACCGGCGGATACCTCACCCAGGACGACGCGACCATCACCGCCGCGAACGTCACCCTGAAGCACTTCAAGGTTTCGTCCCGCTTCTCGCCCCTCGACGTGAAGATGTACGGCGCCCAGTTCCTCTCGAACGCCTTCGTCCCGACCGCCGCCAACGCGCTCGCCGAAAAGTGCCTCGCCGAAATCGGCGCCCTCATCACCGCCGCGAACTTCGCTTCCGGCACGAACACCGGCGCTGGCCTGACCTACGCTGAAGTCGTCGCCTCCAAGGGCGTGCTCGACGCCGCCAAGGCCGCTGAGCCCCGCGCGTTCATCCTGAACCCGACCTACGCCAACGGCCTCCTCGCCGACGCGACCATCATCGGCAACTCCGTTCTCGGTGCCGGCATCCTGACCTCCGGCCAGATCGGCACGCTCGCTGGTGCCTCGGTCTACCAGTGGAACAGCCTCCCTGCCAACGGCGAAAGCCTGGCTGGTTTTTCGTGTGGCGCCGATGCCATCGCGGTGGCCAGCGCCTTGCCGATGTCCGAAATCCCGGGCTTCGAAGTCGCCAACGCTGTCGATGCCGACACCGGCCTTGGCGTCCAGGTCCTCATGGGCCAGGAGCAGTCCGGCTACTACAACGTCACCGCCACGCTGCTCTTCGGTGCCGCTGTCGGTCGCGCGACCTCGCTTAACCGCCTCACCACGGCCTAATCAGCTGCCGCAAGGCAACAGACAAGGCCCCCAGAAATGGGGGTCTTTTTTTGTGTCCTACCAAATCGGGCAAATACAGATGAGCCTTTACTCTGAGTTTCTGGCTGACGCGAAGGAGATGATCGCGGATTTCGGCGTGGCCGGGTCGGCCAACTCCGGGGCCATCACCTTCAAGTGCCTCATCTCCGACCCTGCGGTCGCCACGGTGCTCGAAGCAGGGGGGTATATGGAGCGGACCCAGTACTCGGTCAGGCTCCCCGCTGTAACGGCCTCCTGGAGCCTCCCAGACGGGTCTATTGGGGCATCGGCGGCCATCATCTCATCGGGTGCCCCCATCGCCTCCCTCGCCCAAGGCAAGAAGATCGTGGCCGGCGGGAAGACCGTCCGCATCACGACCCAGACCTACAAGCCTGGGTCGGCATGGATCACGCTCGTCGTCATCGACGACAACCAATAGCCCGCCATGGGCATGGTACACAACAACGTCCGGGACTTTAACGCGGTCCTGACCATGTTCGCCAAAGAGGTCGGATATACAATTGAGTATGCCTCCCTCCGCGAAGCGGCCCTGATGTGCCGCGACGCTATCACTTTTACTCCTCCATACGCTGACGGTGGCGGAAAGGGTGAGACTAAGCAGGCCGAGCTCGTCGGAAAGCGCGCTGTAGCTCGTGACCTCAATACCCTCTTTGTCGCCGTTAATGATAAGACTAAGGTGGCCGGCGCTATGCACCTTAATCGCTTGGCATCTTCTGCTAGGCTTCGTCAGTTCAATGACTTTAGTCTGGCCCACAAGGCTGCCAGGGAGTCCGGCATCATTTTTGACAGCAACGTGGCAACAAAGATTGTTCGAGACTCTGACGTTTTGCGTGCCTATCAGAAGGCTCAGAACTTCTTCAACACTAGTTCGGTCAAGATGGGCAACAACGTTGTCCAAGATTTGGCGCCTGTGCATCGTCGATACAAATACACAAGCCGCCAAGGAAAGACTAAGATCATAAAGAACCAAGGTGACTATCTTGGTCGCTTCTTGGTTGGTTCTAAGTCCGAACTAAACGCATACATCAAACAACAACAGAACCTTGTCGGCAAGCTGAAGGCTGGCTGGTGGAATGTCATGCAGGCGCTGCCTAAACCGAAGAAAAAAGGGCTAGAACAGAACTTCGGCCGCAAAGGCGTGGCGGGATACGTCAAGAAGTTCCCTGGCAACGCCATCCATAACGTCTACACAAGCCCTTCAGCGGTCAGCATCCGCTTCGGCAACGCCATCGGAAACGCTGGAGAAAAGGCCACCAAGAACAACGTTGAGGGCCTGATGTATACGGCTGCCATTCTTCGAATGAGCCGAGACATGGACCAACTTCTAAAGCGAGACGCTAACAACTTCAACAACGGCACGATCCGTTAAAACTTTATGGGCACGAAATCTATCAGGCATATCTGCGAGTCTACCCTCGCCACTTACCTATCAACCCAGACTGGGCTGACCACCGTCACCTTCCTGACCGGGGACAGCGCCGCGACCCAGACCTTGCCCAAGGCCATCGTGCTCTGCGAGTCAGCCCGGGCTCCTGCCGACCTCCCCGAAGGCGAGGGCAACTATTCCTGCTCCGTCCGCATCACCCTTTTCTCCAACGCCGACGACACGACCCTAGCCGACCACCGTGCCCGCTGCGCCGCCCTGTCCGGCAATATGCGTGACCTGACCAGCATCAAGGCGGCCTTCACGGCCAGCACCGACGCGTCCTGCTATGACGTCACGATCGGGTCGGAAGACGAGGGCATCGACGAACGCTCCTGGGCGACGGCTTTCTCCTTTGACGTGCTGGTGGTCCTGCCTGCCGCTTAACCTTCCAAACCCTGCATAATCAAATGGCCGCCATCTCTAACGGAACGACCTGCATCTACGGAGTCGCAGGCACTGTCTCTAACCTCTTCGTGCAGAGCTACAGCCTCTCGTCCTCCTTCAACGCGGACGTGACTGTCGTTGACGAGACGGGCCTGACCAAGACCCATCGCTTGGACGACCGTAAGTCTGAAATCACCATCGAAGGCATCGCCAAGACGACCTCGATGCCTGTCCTCGGCGCCGCCCTCAGCTTCACGGTGAACACCCTTTCGGCCTACCCGGCTGGCTCGGCCTCTGCGTCCTTCGTCGGCACGATCACCAAGATTGACGACAAGGGCTCCAACAAGGGGTTCACCGCCGTCACGATCACGGCGATTGATTACGAAGGCATCACGCCTGCCTAATTGACTTCCCTGCAAAGGGGGTAGCATCAAGGAAGTGGACCGCCGCTTCTTAGACGCATACATCGACCCGGCGCCTTTTCGGTTGCTGGGTCGAACTATGTATCCGTGGTGCCTCAAGTACCGGGTGCGTCTGATGGCCTTCGACTCTCCGCTGGTGACAGGCTCGCGGCCTATCACTCCCGGCGACCTGCTGTTCGCCTGTCAGGTCTGCGCCGAGGAACCGCTAGGAGGTCGCATGGGCTGGGTCGACCAGTTACGCGTGGCTTCACTTTGCCGCGACCCCAAAAGGTTCGAGGCCATGCTGGCGGCCTTTGCCGGGTACATCCTTGTCCAGGACTGGCCGAAGTTCTGGGAGCAGACGAAGAAGTCAGGGGGCGGGGACAAGGGCGTGCCTTGGCCGCTGTCCATCGTGGCGAACCTCATCGCCTCAGGCATTGACGAGAAGCGAGCGTGGGAAATGCCGGAGTGCCAAGCCATCTGGCTGAACTCCGCCCTGGCAATCCGCAAGGGGGCGGACGTGGCGATCATGTCGCCCCAGGAGGAAGCCTTCATGGCGGAGGAAGAGGCCAAGGAGCAGGCCGCCGCGTCTGCTTCCAATCCTGCAAAGGAAAAGACACCCGATGGCACAATCCCTGGAGCTTAACATCAAGACGACTTCGGACGTACCGAAGGCCATGGACAAGGCTAAGGAGGCGACCGTATCCTTCGGCAAGCAACTCGAGGACATCCAGAAGAAGTTCTCGACGGCTTTCAAGGACGCCGTGTTTTCCTTCGCCGCCCCGCTGGTCATCATCAACAAGATCATGGGGGAAATCGAAGCCTCCATCCAGAAGTCTAGGGAAATCGCCCGCAAGGGTTTCGAGGACATCGCCAGCGGGGAGAACAAACTGGCCGACGCCCGCGAGACGCGGATGGCCCGTTTCATCAAGGCCCAGCAGGACGCGGAAGACTACCAGAACCAGACAGCCGCTGGCAGGGCTGAGAGCGCCGGACGGTTCGTGGACAAGAACCAGATGGACTTCCTGCTCAACAAGCCTGTCAGCTTCTTCGCCGCGCTCATGGGCGAACTGGGCATCGGTAAGGGCTTCGGTTACAACTTTGTCCAGCAGGCGGCGATGGAACGGTTCGAGGCAAAGAACCCTCGCGACCCTGCCGCTGAGGCCGCCGCCGCCGCTGCCGAGGCCGCCAAGAAAGCCAAGCCCGCCGACTTCAAAGGCCCTGAAGGCTTTTCCAACGTCGTCGGCGTAGGCCCGAACCCTGTCATCGAGGCGATGAACGCCCAGCTCGAAGAAGCAAAGAAGACGAACGCCCTGCTTGAGAAGATCGCAGGCGACCCGGGTGCGACCTCCTGGATGAACTCCACGCCCTCCCGCGCAGCCCTACTGATGGGCCGATAATTTATGGCTATCGTAAAGCAAGGCAACGCCCTGACCTCCCCGGTCCAACAGCCTGGGGCTAAGATTTCCGACGACGGCTACGGCCTGCTGACGGCCACGGTCGTCTGGAAGGCTGACAAGAGCGCCGCCCTTAATTCAGTCGTCAACCGCGGTTCGACCTGTCCTATCAACGCCAATTGCAACGCCCACCGATACAGCATCACCTACGACGCTCTCGGCATCGCCACGCTCACGGTGGATTATGTCGGCATCGACGGCGGGGCTTCGTCCACAGACCCGCAGATCACCGGCTCACAGGGCCTGACGTCGGAGAGCATCACGACCCACCCGAACTTCTTCGAACTATATAGCGCAGGCGGTTTTACTGGTACGCCCATCGCTGGCGTCGGCACTGGCTCACTGGCTACCCCTGCTTATACTACGGTAACAGGGCCTAACGGAAACGAGTACCAGGGCAACAACGGCGCTACCTTCGAGGCAGTGACTGGCCGCAAGTTCCTAGGCTTCAAGAAATCTGAGTTTAAGGACTTCTATGGCAAAACGAACTACCTAGCCCCGCAGTGCTCAATCTCTGGGGTCTTCTATACTTCCTCTTCGGCCCTTGTTAATAACCTTCGGAGCTCGGTCGGAAAGACATCAGGGAATGGCACTTTTGCTTCCAAGAGCCTTGTGCCTACCTACATGGGCACTGCATTTACGATCAGTGGCAAGAACCAGCTCCTCCTCGCCCAAGTTTCCTTCGAGGACTTCGGCCTGCTCTACAAGGTCCAGTACGAGCTGCGCTTCAACCGTGAGGGCTACGTCGCCGCAGTCTACGCGGTCACAACCTGATGAAAATCCAACCCGGAGTCGGCTACACCTTCGACTCGTCCAGCAAGGGCTTCACCCTGGACACCTCTGACCCTTTTCCGAGTCCAGACGGTCAGAAAAACAATCATCCCTTCAAGGTTTTAGCTGTCGGGCCAGTCGGCTCTAACTTCCGCTATCAAATCGTCTCTGGAACAATTAATAATCTCGTTCCAGAAATCGACGACATCATCTCGGGTGTAGAAGTGCTACTTGACAAAACTACGTCTGGTGTCCCGACGCCTCCGACTGGTCAATTGTCTATCAACACATCGACCAAGGAGTCTTGGATTTACCTTCGCTCAGGAGCTGAAACGACTTCACCTTACGCATATCCTGACACTAGCGTATCAAACGCCGGATACCCTAAGGTCATCTCGTCAGACGTAGAACTAACTGACTCTGATACCTATGGTTATATCCTGATTGCGAAGTTCGACATGGACTCGGCCACCGCACCGACCACCGGCGCGCTTTACCAGTATGTAAGCAGTTCCCTCTGGGCTGACCGCATCAAGCTGGGCACGACGACGGCCAAATACTACTACGCCCGCATCTGATGGGCTACATCATTGGAGAAGACAGTACGACCTCGACATGGTGCTCGGTGCGCCGTGTCGTCGTCAATACCGATGCCACGCCTGTCACCGCTGTGCTGGCCGACCATAATCAGGAGTACCCGGCTGGGGCTTACTTCCTCAAGACCATAGAAGGCAACGGCCTGATCCGCGGCAACGTAGCCCAGGCCGGCCCTGAGATTTACTTCTTCGAGAACACCGCCCCCATCGAGGACTACTTCATTGCCGGCGGCTTCGTCGACCCTTACCCCGCCGACATGGTCGGCAATACGGTGCAGACGAGCACGAGCGCCTTCACCCTCATCATCGACGCTTTTGACCTAGGTCAATCGGCTGGGACAGGGGGGACAAGCCCGGTCACGGACTTCGAGTGGTTCGAGAATATCGCCTAAACGCCCCCCCTTCCAATCGGGGCAAGGTTAGACCCGATGAGCTGTTCCAACACCGTAACCATCTCGAGGGGTAACTCCTTCGCCTGCGTCTTCACTTGGACGCCGGGTGCGTCTGGTCCGGCCAACCTCCTGACGACGACCATCACCTCGACCTTCGAGGACAAGCAGTTCAACCAGTACCCCCTGACCGTGACCAAGGCGGGAGACGGCCTGTCCTTCACGGTGGCCTACACTGGCGACACGTCCTCCTGGGCCATCGGCGGCGGGCGCTGGGACATCAAGTTCGCCTTCTCCGCGTCCAGCATCTCGCGGACCGAAATCTTCCGCGTCAACGTCATCGACTCCGTCACGGCCTGAGCACCATGCCCGACGCGATCATCACCTCCACGGAGAGCACCTTCGGGACTATCTCGGGCACATTCGCTGCCGACCAGTCCACGATTACGGGCACCATCTCGGGCATCATCACCGGCACGCTGGACGGCAGCGTCGGCGTCCCCGGCCCTGTCGGCCCCACTGGCCCCCAAGGCCCGCAGGGCGAACCCGGCGAGGGAGTCCCTGTCGGCGGCACGGCTGGTCAGTTCCTGACGAAGATTGACGGCACGAACTACAACACCGACTGGACGACCCTCAACCTGTCGGCCTATCTGACGGACGCACCCTCTGATGGCTCTCAGTATGCCCGCCAGAGTGGAGCATGGGAAGTCGTAAGCACCCCGCCTGACTACATCACCAGCGTCGCCGCAGGCACTCCTTTGTCGGTCAATTCCGGCGAACTGAATATCGACCTTTCTGCATACGCCCAACAGACTTGGGTCCTTGACCAAGGCTTCGCCCCGCTGGCCTCCCCGGCATTCTACGGCAACCCGACCGCGCCGACCCCGACCTTCGGGGATAACGATACCTCCATCTCGACCACGGCCTTTGTCCAGGCGGCGCTCGCTGGCGGTACGGCGGTCGCCAAGAACCTCGAGGTATACGTCCGCAACCAGACCGGCTCAACCGTCCCTGCGGGCTCCATCGTCTATATCTCCGGCGCCACTGGAAACCGCCCCCTGATCACGCTGGCCCAGGCTAACAACGACGCGAACTCAGCCCAGACGATGGGGTTCACGAAGACGGCCATCGCGAACAACGGTTTCGGCTATGTCATCGTCCGCGGCGAACTGGAGAACATCGACACCTCGGCGCTTACCGAAGGGGTGCAACTCTACCTGTCCCCGACGACCGCCGGAACGTGGACGACCACGAAGCCCTCGGCCCCGCAGCATCTCGTCTATGTCGGCATCGTCGTCCGGGCTCACCCCACGCAAGGCATCATCTTGGTCGCCGTCCAGAACGGCTACGAGCTGAACGAGCTGCACGACGTCAAGATCACCAGCGTTTCGAACGGACAGGTGCTCAAGTACGACTCGGCCCAGAACCTCTGGGTCAACGCCACCGACTCCGCTGGCGTGGCTTGGGGCGGCATCACCGGCACCCTTTCCAGCCAGACCGACCTCCAGTCCGCCCTCGACGGCAAGTATAGCACGACCAACCCTGCGGGCTATATCACGTCCTCGGCCCTCACGCCCTACCTTACCTCGGCGACCGCGGCGTCGACCTACCAGACCATCGCCGGGATGTCGTCTTACCTCACGACCTCGGCTGCGGCCTCGACCTACTACCCTCTGTCGGGAAACCCTTCGGGCTTCCTGACCTCGTCCTCCCTGACTGGCTACGCTACGGAGTCGTGGGTGACCACGGCCCTCGGCTCGTACCTCACGACCAGCGCCGCGAGCAGCACCTACCTGTCGAAGGCCGACAACCTCGCTTCGGTCGCCTCGACCTCCACGGCCCGCTCCAATCTCGGCCTAGGTTCCCTCGACACCCCGACCTTTGCGGGCGTCAATGTCCCCGGCTCTGGCACGAGCGTCGCCAACCTCGGCGCCACTTCCCTGACCATCAACCAGCAGGGCTACGGCCAGTTCACGATTCAGCCGTCCCAGGGCATCGTCTTCCCCGACTCGACCATCCAAACGACGGCATTCACGGGCATCCCTGCGGCGTACATCACCAGCGTGTCGTCGCCCCTGGCCGTGTCGTCGGGCAACCTGACCGTTGACCTTTCCGCGAAGGCCGACCTGAACAGTCCTACCTTCACGGGAACTCCTTCCCTGCCGACCGGAACGACCGCAGTCACGCAGGCTGTCGGTGACAACTCGACCAAGATCGCCACGACGGCCTTCGTCCTGGCTAACGCCGGCGGCGGCGGCGGTGGCGGCGTGAATATCCAGACCTTCGGTGGCCCGACCTCTTCTGGCACCTTCTCTGGTGCAAGCGGCTGGCAGAAGCCTGCGGGGGCAAAACGAGTTGAAGTTTGGCTTTGGGGCGCTGGAGCCGGTGGAGCAAGCGGAAGCAGAAATGCCACTTCTGCAAGCCGTGCTGGTGGCGGTGGCGGTTCCGCTGGTGCTGTTTTAGTTGTATCAATTTCTCCTGATTACCTTGGAAGTACCGAAACAGTAGTAGTCGGAGCAAAAGGAACGGGAGGAGCAGCGGCTACTTCAGATACTTCCGCTGGAACGAACGGTGTCGCCGGAGGTAATACTACATTTTCTCTATTTAGGGCTCCAGGTGGAGCAAATGGATCTGGCCCTGCAATTGCCGCTACTACTGGTGCGGGTGGAGGCAACAGGACATCACACGCTAACTTTAACGGTGCTGCGATTGGAGCCGGTGCAAACGGAACGACTGGCGGTGGAGGAAATGCTCTTACCTATACTGTTTCATACATCATGCCAACAGGTGGTGCTGGTGGTGGTGGTGCGGCTGCATCTTCTACCACAAACGCATCAGGAGGAGCCGGTGCGGCTATGCTAAGCAGCACTACTGTTGCTGGACTAATTAGCAATATTTCAGGTGGTGCTGGTGGTAACGGTTCAACTGGAGTTCAAGCTACGAACGGCGTTTCTGCCACAAGCGAAATGTTTAGAGGCGGCACGGGCGGCGGCGGCGGCTTCTATCGAACCGGCCAAGCCGGAGGAACTGGCGGCAACGGAGGATGGCCCGGCGGCGGCGGCGGCGGTGGCGGTGCTTCCGACAACGGCTTCAATTCTGGTGCTGGCGGAGACGGTGGCAACGGCTACGCAGTCATCATCACCTACTTCTAAACCATGTCCTCAACCTTCACCGACCACAACGGCCTCGTCTGGACTCGCTCCCAAGACCGCCTGTCCATCACCTGTCAGGACGGACGCATCGTCTACGGCAACGAACAGATGACCGACGAGTATCTCGTCTCGGTCGCCTACGCCGAACCTACCCCCGTCAAGACCGACGCCGAACGCATCGCCGAACTGGAGGCCCAGCTCGCCGCGCTCCTCGCCAAACTTTCCTAACCATGATTACCGCAATCGTCTCGTTCCTCCTCGGTCTGGTCACCGGCCTCCTCGTGATGAGGAAGCATAAGGCAAAGGCCGACTCCATCGAAGCCAAGGGCAAGACCATCCTCGACGCCCTCAAGGGCAAGTAAGGCCATGCGCTTGCTCCTGGTCATCGCCTTGCTGGCCCTGACCGGGTGCAAGTCTAAGCCCACGCTGGAGCCCCTGCCTATCCAGCCGCCCGCCCCGACGAAGCCCGACGTCGTCCAGTCCCTCGGCAAAGACCTCGACAAGACGGATCACCGCGTAGCCTCGGCCCTAGTGGCAATCGAGCGCAACGCCGACAAGCCCAAGGTGGTGGTCGCCGAGTCCCGCCTCGCCCAGTCGTATTTGCCCCAGCCCCCAGAGCAGGACGTACAGTTCGCCATGGCTAGGGCTACCAAGGCCGACCCAGTGGACTACCAGAAGCAGATGGCCTTCGGTCGGCAACTCGCCACCTCGGTCACCAAGGCTTGGGAGAAACTCGAAGCCCAACAGGCCGAAGCCCTCCGCGTCTCGCAACTGAAGGATGCCCGCATCGTCGAACTGACCAAGGAGGTCGAGCGCGTGAAGAAGGACGCCTCCGCCCAGACCTGGACGCTCGTCGGTGCCGGCCTCGCCGTCGTCGGTGCGTTGACCACCGCCTTCATGGGCCCGCGTATCGGTCTGCCCCTGCTCTTGTGCGGCGCCTTCTGCGGATCGGTTCCCTTTATCATCGACAGTCCCTGGTTTGAATACGCGGCCGGGGCGACGCTGGTGATTTCCTGCGGACTTGGGCTCTGGTGGCTGGCCGACCGCGTTAAAGATTCCGTGAACAAGTCTAAAGATGAGCCGCCGCAAGCATAAGACCGCGAAGGTCATCTGGCGCAAACTCGGCAAGGAGCGTGCATGGGGACAGGCCACCATCGGCGAGAACCTCATCGAGATTGACCCCCGCCTCGGGGCGAAGCGTCAGCTCGAAGTGCTCTGCCACGAGCAGATTCACCTGACCTTCCCGCACCTGTCCGAGGCCGACGTCGACCGTGCCGGCAAAGACCTCGCCGCCGTCCTTTGGTCGCAGGACTATCGCCGCGTCCTCATCTCCCCGAACGCCAAGCCTCCCCGCATCTCGTGAGCCCTTCCCCGCCCATCAATCCCGAGGACATCCCGAAGGAACTCAAGGACGGCGTCGTCGCGTCAGTCCTTGGCGGCCTCGCCATGACGGCCCGCCTCCTGCTCTCGACCGAACCCGTCTCCCTCGGCTGGGTCGTGCGCCGTGTCCTCGCCGCCGCGATCACCGCGGCCTTGGTCGGGTACGGCATCCAAGACCATATCCAAAGCCCCGGCCTGCGGATGGCCGTGGTCGGTGCGGCTGGTTACGCGGCCCCCGAATGCCTCGACTACCTGATGCGGTACATCAAGGCCCGCGGAGAAAAGGAAGTCGGAGCAGTCACCGCCAAACTCAAACCCCATGGGAAAGGCAAAGCCAGCAAAGCAAAGCGGAAGCGGTAACCTCCTCTTGGCCGTCACCCTGTTGACCGCCTTCGCAGGAGTCTCGGCTTTCTCCTCGGCCTATATCGCCGGGTATGTCCTCGACCAGTTGCAATCGACCGACGCCCTGGTCATGATCGTGACGGACTCAGGCCTGAAGTCCGACTCGGCCGACCTTGAGCGCAACATGAGCACGGCGACCCTCGCCCTGCGGTCAGTCCGCGACCTCGGCTGGGCCTTGGCCGTGGGGTGCCTAGGGGTAGGGGTGGCGGTCTTCCTCCGTTCCCGCCGTCAAAACGCCTCCTAGGGCAAGCCAGAGGGGTCTAATGCCCCTTGACGAAGGCGACCCTAGGGGCATAGTGGACTCCAGTCGGGTAGGGGTACGCAGATCATGGCGGGCCTCGATGACCTGAGGGACACGAATTGCCCTGACCCCTTAAGTGGGGTCACAGGGTATTTGCGGAAAGGTGCTTGACGAATGCGGAACAGTCCGCCAAGGTCATTGACGCACCACCAATGAAGACCCTCATCGCCCTCTCCGTCCTCGCCATCCTCGGTTGGACCGCCGTCGTCACCTTCTGCGGTCCCGAACTGTACCGCGTCATCAACGGCCCCGAGCCCGTCAAGGCCAAGGTCGTCCGCCGTCACCGCTAATCTCCACCACCATGCCCAACGCAAACCACCCCTACACCGACCACCTCACCTTCGCTGGTCGGC